TGGGTTTGTATACGTAGCATAATTATTTGTTTGTGCATCATTAATAGACTGAGTAACTATACCATAATTTACTGGTAGTAGTTGATCTGAATTATAATCTAAGTCTAATAATTGTACAGATCTTACAGAAGAAGTTACGTTTTGATAAAGCGCTCCAAGATTCACTTCTATAAAACCTGATCCTGTACCAGGAAGACTAGACATTTCATCTTGATTAAAAGCCTGTCCATTAGTAGCTACTATTTTAGATCCACTAAATTGTCCATTAAATAGTTCTATACCTTGTGAACTAGTATACGAAGCAAGACCTACAGGAGTTACTAACATGCTAGACCAATAAGTTGATCCTGATATTGCGCCTCCATCACTACCAGTTACTGAAAGCATGTCAATAGACTGAGAATAGTCATTGAAACTCATGCTAGGTTCATTACGAGGATATTTATTTCTCTCGTATAAGTGAGACTTAACTATAATACCAGTAGATACGTTCGCTCTTGCTGGTACAAAATCTTTAATTAGTTTGAATAAAGAGTTATTGTAGAACTTCAATAGACGCACATATTCCCAAACACTGTTAGGTTGGGTGTACGTTGCAAAGTAAGCATTACTAGCACTAACCAATGGTTGGTAAGATGCAGAATATTGATAACCAGGAGCTCCGATTAATTGATTGATATCAAAGTAGCCTTGTGATGCAGTAATGTTTGTATTGATAACATCTGCTGGTGAAAAACCTACTTCAATATTTGTACTATTTATTCTATCATTATTTGTATAGTACTGTAGTGTTGTATAAGGTGATAGAAGTGATGATGATAATTCTAAACTACCTGTTACAATTCCAGTTGATCCAGTAGCAATTAACACTTTATAGTCTGATGTATCTATGTCTATAACGCCATCAACTGATCCGATAGGATTTCCTCCAAACTCTCTTACTGTTAGAATAGACTCAGGAATACCAAATGTAGCAACTAAAGCTTTAACACCTCTTTCCGTACCTTTTGTTTTTAGTAAGTAAGGTAAATTGTGATAAAGCCTTTTATACAATTCGTCTTGTATAGTGGCTGCAGCTAGAGTGGTTAAACTTGAAGTAACGTAGTTGGTAATTATCTCTGATCCTGTTGGAGGAAGCAGTGATCCATCTTGGTTAATTCCAAACAACGTATAATAGAGGTTATCTGATACGTTAGTGTTTGTATATAACTGCATGCCAAAGCCGCGTAATGCGTCAGCCACGAGGTCCAATGATATACCAGTATCTGGATTATTTGTAGCATTATACCTATTAGATACATCTTTATAGTACAACCAAATATTATCAAAGTGTTGGCCGATCATATCAATAAAAGTGATATATGGCTCATTATTTGAATCGTCTAGTAGATATTGTGGTATATAGTTTCTTAAAGTATCCTTATTAGTAGTATCATAATATGATGCACTAAATAGTAGAGACTGAGTTGCTGGTGCTGGAACAGTTGTTGAACTACCTAAAAAGTTACTTGCAATTGATGAACTAACTGAGTAAAGAGCATATGGCTGCGTACTATTACTCTTAGGCCATGCCCAACTAGATGAGTTAAAGTATAGAAAGTATTCGTATAGATCAAAATTCTTTATGACGTTATCTATTCTAGCTTGTAAAGCATCAATACTTGAAGATGCAATTAAAGCAGAACCAGCACCACCTACGATTGCTTGCTGCGCAGTTAAATCAGCACTTGCAGACTCAATTAGTTGTAATTTATAAACAAAATTGTTTACTCGTTCTGTAGCATTAGAAAAATGTATAAAGTTAGAGAAGTCAGAATAGTCTACATTAATGTCAACTGATCTATCTTGATAATAACTTAATAACTTTTGAAATGATGATGTAACTGGGCTTGTTAGTAGATTGTTGTAGTTATAATAAGGTGTAGTTTGTCCATTCTTACTATTGATTAGTACATTATAATTAGGACCTCTTAAACCGTTAATATCTTGTTGAGTATCTACTTGAACTTGGATATCAACATTAAAGCTAACAGACTCCGCTACTTTATCTACAATCCAAAGTTGTGTCTTAATATCAAACTCTGTAGGTAGAGGTTCGTAAAGCTTAATCAGTAGATATGCCCCTTCTTCATCTTCTGTATAAGCAACATTATTTGCTGTAATAACTTGGTTGTTACCAAAGTTAAGATAAAAGATAGGGTAGTAGTTCTTTGTAGCAATATAACCTTGATACTGAGTAAAACCATCTCTGATAGAGATATCTGATAATACTTGAGATGTTAATTTTAACTCTGTTCTTGTTTGTGAAATTTCTTTAATCCAATAGAATGATCCAAACTGTGAATTAAACAACTTCTTATAGAAGTTATATTGTACAGTAAGGTTTCCTCTGTTAAACCCACGACTCTTTAAATCTCTTTCTGGGTCTAGAGTTAAAGCAGAATATGTATCGTTCTTTGGGTTATTTAGTAAGAAAGGGTAATAATCAAATGCATCATAGTCAACATCTAAAAGTTGATTAGACTGATCATAAATGTACAATTCCAAATAGTCACCATCGGCACCAAAACTAGAGTTAATGAAATTAGCTGTAACTAACTGCCTATCTTGAGGAGTTAATTCCACAGGTTGTACGCCTTCTCCAGAATATATTATGTTAACTAATTCCATTATATAAGACTATTAATATCTGTAAATGACTGGTTTAGATCTAGAAGTTGTTGACGAAGCGAATTGATCTCTTCAATCAATGCTTGTTTTTCTGCATCAATAACTGAACCACCTATATATTGCTGACTTTGTTCAACAAGGTAGGTATGTGAGTTAATAGATCCAGACACTGGTATTTCAAAAAATAGTTGTTGGTAATAGTCAAAGAATTGATCAACTGTTATAGTAGGTTCTGTATCTACAACAGTAGGAGTCAATAGTTCATTAAACTGTGTACTAACAGCTTTAGTGTACGTATTGATCCCGTATATTTCTTTAACTAGATCTATGTTTGCCATTATCTAACTACTTTAAAGATAAGATTGTTATCTACTTCCCAAGATTCTCCATCAGCTAGATCTGTTCTGATAAGAACCTTGTAATATCTTTCTGGTTCTAGACCATTCATATACATATTAAAATAACTACTTGTTGAGTCACAACTAATCTTTGTATACGAAGTGTCAAAATTTATTACCATATCCTCTGTCTTTACATCTTGGAGTGCCCAATATGAAGTTTGAGGAAGAGCTTTATTAGTAGTATATAAAGATGAGGTAGTAAATACTCTTGTTGGGTATTTATCTCTTGCATTAATTCTGAACTTAAACTTATCTGTTCCATACTTATATACATTTGTGTTATTAGCAAGTGTAACTACAGTATTTGTATTATTGATCACAGATAAACTTCCGGTTGAATATGAACTATCGTCCCACTTCATTTCAATAGTAGGAGGATAAATAGTATGAGTATCAACTGAGAAAAAGCTTAATCCAATATAACTACCAGAATTGTTTTCTATAGATTGTGGATGCTTAACAATTACGCCATAATTTCCTGTTCCTAAGAACCATGACGTTGCGATATTGGTAATATCAACATCAACGTCTTTACTATCTTTATAACCAAAAGATTGCGTTGCGTAGTTAAGTGTCCAAGATCCTCCACCAGGAGTTAAATAATATTGTGGATTAGTCCAGTTATTTGCGGCAGTTGTAAATGATCCTGTACTATACCAACAAACACCATTACGAGTCTGTGGATTATCAGAAAGTTTACCTGTACCCATTGTCCAATTATCTGAAACTTCTCTTATTTCTAAACTATAAGATGTTGTTAGGTTTTCAGCATTTGCCAAATATAGTCTTAGATTAGTCTTCCATGAACCAGTTCTAAATGTCTTTATTTTATCTAGATCTTGTTGACTAAATAATATAAGAGATCTTCTTAGATCATCTTGTAGAAGAGGTTCTGATGGAACTGGATCAACAAAATAATTTAAAGGTTGATCACTATTTTTTACACTAACCTCTAATATCTCATCAAGACCTGTATTTCTAGCAGGTTGGTTAGAGTAGAGTGAAGCATCAGCAGAAGCAAATATTTTATATACAGCCATTTCTTTATTTTTACATTGTTACAACACGACCTTGAATATCTTGATTCAAATATTTAACTTCAAAAATAGATGGGTCAAGTGAAGGGTATATTACGCCATTCAAAGTACCAGCCTGAATATCATAAGCATACTTAGAGTATCCATTAGCTTCACCAGTCTTATTTACAATTTGTACAGTCTTTACAGTTTGTACACCTTCAACTTGATCTAGTATTGTATAAACATCTCCTAATATGATTGGCTCATTAATCTGCCAATTGTCTATATTGAAGAAGTCTTGTAGAGCTAGAATACATCTAGCAATAACATCTTGGCTAGTATAGTTTGGTCTAATAACTATATCAAAATTACATCCTATATTGATAATATAGCCTGGTTTAATGTTCACAGCATCAGTTAACATTCTATAGTCCTTCAAATACTCTTGAATGTTTTGTAGCATTGCTGGTGAAGGTACATCCAATTGACCATTACTATTTAGACCAAGAATATATAAGCTGATTGCTAAAGCATCACGCTGACTTGGATCTTGATTCATGTAGTTTCTAAAAGTAGCATCGTCTTTAGTAAGATATGCTTTAGCAATTTCTCCATATTGAGAAGGCATAGAAAGTGTTCTTGCCAAATAATCTTCTTGAGTAACTGCACGAAGTTGAGATGGGAATTGAGAAGCTATATTTAATCTGAGTTGTTCAACAGAATCACCGTCTCCTCCACCTGCTGCAGGTTCCGGGTTGTTTACAACTATCGTATTTTGGTAAGTTGTATTTCCTGATACAGTATATGATACTAGCTCAGTTAGTTGATTAGATAATACATTTGCAGAAGCACCACCACCTACAAGGTATTGGAATGTTATTGATGTATTTTTAGGAGCAAGACCGTAAGTCTCTGTAGTTACAAAGTTAGTTGGGTCAAATGAGCTTGATAGTGTACTTAAACCACCTCCTGTTAAACCAACACTAACAGTATTTGGATTAGGTATAATAGCTGTGTCTGCTACAGAATTAATACCGGAACCAAATTCTATATCTAATGATCCATCAACACGGAATCTAGAAACATAACGTCTAGGAACTTGTAGTTTCTGGATCATGTAAGGCACCTGATTCTGATATTGATATAAGCTAGGGTAGTTAGCGGCAGTATTTTGAACCGGCTTTAATATATAGTCTTGAGCTAGATAAGGTACTTCATACCAAGTATTACCATTAGAGTCTTTAGCATCAAGAATTGTTATGATAGAGTTGTCTTGTAAATTGATGGTAGTAAAACGTTGAGCAGCGCCGAAGCTAAAAGTTTGAGTTTTAACTTGACCAGATATTGCTTGAACAGACTTCTTTAGTAGATATGACGTAGGTACATTTGAACCATTTACTGTATAAACCTCAACGGTAGTTGGGTCCAATGATGATGATGTTGTAAAATCAATCTTTTGTGGAGCATAAAATAATACAGAGCTATTTACATTTGACTTAACCTGCATGCCTTGTTCAATAGTCATAGCATACGTAAAGTCTGGTAAAGTGTTTGGGCCTACTGTAATAGATGGAACTTGTTGATAAACATCTAGCATAACTGTAGCAGCTGATGTTACTTTAGGTCTGTAGCCTAACATATAGGCCATGCTGTACAAGTTTCCTTTTTGCTTAGAATACTGTAGATAAGTCTCTTGTATCTGATTATCTAGATAGAAAGAAAGCACATCTCCTACGTAAGAAGCCATTTCAATAAACATACTACCAGGTGATGCCTGGGTAAAGTCATTATAGACAGTAGGGTAATAGGCTTTAGCATACTCAATTAGATCTGCTCTAAACGAGGTAAAGTCTTTGTTAAGATATTTTATATCTACTTGATTCAACATTTTTATACGTTTTGAATTGTCATCGTAACTGAATCATTTTCGTTTGATCTTAATAGCCTATAACTAAATTGTATGTTTATTGAGTTGTAGTCAGGGTTTCCAATTATTTCTAATTTGACAATCTGAACATTTGGGAAGTTAGCTTCTATCTGTGTTCTAATTGATTCTTTAATATCTTCAAAAGTAACCTGGTCGATTGGTTCAAATAATCTTGCTCTGAGACCTGCTCCAAAAGTTGGGTTAAAAGGCCTTTCTCTTGGGTCTGTCAACAAAAAGTTGATCAGGTTGTATTTAGTCTGGTCTTTAGTGGTATAAACGGTAGAAAATACGTTTTCAGCATCAAAAGGAATTTTAACACCAACTCCAGTTGATGGCCTTAAATCTACTACTGATATTTTCTTTACTCCGTATGCCATTAGATTTGACCTTGTTCTTTTAATTTACCCATTAGAGCAGAGAAGTCTGGAACCTCATTGATCTGAACAGCATTTATGTTTGAGCTAGGTTTAGCGGATCCTAACATTCCTTCAACACTACCTACTTTAACTTGACTAGGTTGGAAGGCTAAAGCCGGATGAACATCTGCCGACGTCATAGAAAAGTCTTCTTGAAGCATAGACTTAGCCGTATCATTCAAAAAGGCTGCCATAGGGTTTGATGTATCAAATTTGATCTGAGGCATAGAAGCCTGAGTGTTTAAAGTACCAGGGATCTTAGCCTTAACCTGTTCTTGTAAGCTCTTCTGAGGAGATTTTACCGCAGGAGCCTGTACTTCTTTGAGAAGTTTAGGTAGTTCTTCTCTTAGAACAGCTCTGAGTTCTTCACGGATAAGCTTCTTTAGTGCATCAATTTGTGCCATATATTATAAATATTTTGTGTAAATATATTTGGTTTTAACCTTGTCTTAGTTGTTGGATCTTTTTTTCAGCCTCTTTAATCTTTTGAGTCCTATCTCGTATGATAGCAAGACCAACAAAACCTTGAGTAGTAGCTACGGTTATCTCTCGTTTCCACCCAGCTATTTTATCTTCTAAGTCTTTTATTTCTAGTTGGTTTATCTGCTTCTGTTGCTGACCTTGTATGCCGGATGTATATTTGCCTTGTGGGTCCGTTCCTTTTAGGTCTGTTCCTAACTTTCTAGCATTTTCGATCATTTTTCTTCTAATCCTTCTTCTCATAGCCTTTCCGCCAGGAAGATTATTTATAAAATCATTAATTCCTAATTCGTCAGTTTCAGTATCATAAGATTGGATTTCTGCAAGGTCTATAGATACGTTGTCTAAACTTACATCATCTATTCCTAAAAACTTAGAAACATCAGAAATTAAAACTTGATTTTCTGGAGACAAGGAAGATAGTCCAACATTAACGAGCCCTTTAGATACTAATAATACTTTTACTTCATTAATTATGATTAAGTCAAGTGATGCAAATGTAGGTGTAGATTGAACAACAACATATTGGTTAGCATCTTTTGCTATACCATATCTTCTTTTTAGATTGATCGCTTCATCAACTACTTCTTCAGTTACAATAGATATGGTGTAATTTCCAAAACGGCTTTGAGATTCTTGTTGTTGGTTATTGTATCTATCAAGAAACTCTTGTAACTTATCTGCAGTTTTTGTAAGATTATTTATTGTATCTTTAATTTCATTTATAAGACCAACCTCTTTGGTTTGACAAGATTCAAGATTCAGTAAAATAATTCTAAGTTTACTTATTATATTTTGAATCGCAGCAACTATACTAGTAGCTAAGATTGCTATAAGATTAATAACAGCGGATATTTGTTCTAATCTTAGAATGAGCTTTTTTATAAATTCATTAATATTATTAAGAGCTCTTGTTATCTTTTGTGATGCTCCTTCTGGAAGACCCCAGATAGGTAAAGCTAAAAAGAATGCTATTAGTATATTAAATATTCTTATCAAGAATATGCACGTTCTAGTTATAAATTGAAGAGTAGTTATATAACCTAATACTTTTTGTGCAATATTATTTATTGTGCTTACTGCTTTTAGTATATTACTTAATACTTTAACAGCTTTATCTGGGTTAATAATTAGGTTAGATATGTCTGCTAATTCTCTTTGAATAGCTCCATTTAGTGAGCTGTCTATTAAACCAATTAAATTTTTAGGATTATTTAATCCTTGAATTATAATACAATATTGTCTTATTTTATCTATAGTAGATATTAATCTTTGTACATCTTCGTTTGTTATCTGTCTAACATCAGTATATCTGTCTAATAAACCTAAACCGTTTTGAAGAAAATTACTAGCGTTTCCTAATTGAGGAAAGTTTTGTTTAAGTAAAGGATCATTTATTCCTTCAGTCGGACTCAATAAAGTGTCTCCTAAAGACTGTTTGATTTCTTGTATTAATACAAATAAACCTACTTTACTTTGAGGATTATTAGTATCAAGATACTCTCTATAGTACTTATCAATAAGTTGTTGTGTATCGTATGCTTTTTTTTGAATGAAGAATTTTTTTCTATCTATAAAGCTGGCCGTATTATCAGGCTCTTTATTTGGATCAAATAATTGCCCTCCTCCTGGAAGGTTATTCAATGAATAATTTAATATATTACAAAAGTCTACTGTTGCGATTAATTCTAATAGATTTATAACTCCTTTATTTAAAAGTCTTTTTAAGAAGTTCTCAGGTTCTTTTCCAGATGTAAATTTACCATAAAATATTTCATTTACTTTACCTTGTACTTTTATAATGAATTTACTAATTACACCTATTGCCTTTTCTAAACCTTTTGCAGAAGTAGTATTAATATTTAGTTTATCATTGCCAAATTTAGCAAGACCACTATTAAATCTATCTTTAGTTACTCTAACCCTAGCCTGTAAATCTTTTGCCGTTGCCATGATTATCTAGTAAAAGTGTTTTTAGACAATATTTCAGAAACACCAGGAATCAACTGAGTTTTTAAAGACTGCATTTCTTCATTTAATAACTGACCTGCTTGTCTTATAGACTCCATACTTTTACCTTGTTCTGATGTAGATACTTGTGCTAGTAATATAGCAACAGAGTTTAGTGCTTCTATTATGGATAATAACTTTTGATTCAATGTGTTTCCTAGTACTGTAGGCTGACCTAGATCTTGTGCTTTATTTCCTAATTCAATAACAGGCCCTGCCAATATAATTTTTTTACCAGCGTCTAGATTAATTGTTTCAGGAGAGGATAGTCCTACAGCCTGTTTTCCAAATAAAAAGATAGCATCACTTTTTGAATGAAGCATAACTCTATCAGAAGTTAGAATTAGTTGATTACCTTTATATGGAAAAACTGGTTTAAACATTACCCTATATTAGATTGATCTTGAGCGGATGGTGAAACAATAGCATTAGAAATAGGAGGCGCTTGAACTCTTAAAGTTGGTTGAACTATCGGAGTAATTGAAGTATTAAAAGAGTTTAGAGGAAAGTTGTTTATATCCTCTAAAAATATCTCTTGTGTACTAGTCATATAGATAGCAGAACCATCTTTATTTATATTCTCAACCATAGTATTAAACTTTAAGTCTGGTTTGATTCGAGCTTGACTGTTTAATATGATGGTAATAGGATCTCCATTTTTGCCTGAATTTGACCAGGTATTATCTCTTTTTAGAACTGGAACAGTTGATCCGAATCTAACTGATTGGCCAAATCTTCCTTGTAAGATAATATCACCTTCAAAAGGCTGTAAATTTCTGACTAGTTGATTTTCTTGGAAAGTATAACCTAAAGGAAGTGATCCTGATACAGAGGTTCCAGAATAGCCTTGAACATTTACAAACTGTTTCAAATAGTTTGCATACTCTTCCATGTTTGGAAAAGCATTGTGATTAGCTCTATTCCATAGACTATAAGGAGGAAAGTAGAAGAACTGTTGATTAGATGCACGGTCGTTTAACTTTTCTGTAGGACCTGCCATTATAAGTACGATCTCATTAACTACAGGGTACTGTCTGATAAACCCAAACATTGGCCAAGCCGGTTCATTTACTTCTTCAGACTTTGATGTACCTAGAGTTGAGTAGAGTATTTCGTATCTTATCTTTCCTATGTCAGAAGGACTTCCATAGTCTGGATCTACCTCTCTAGTACTCCCTTTGTATGGGCCTAGCACGATAGACTTAACTCTACCAATTTGGAAGTATTGGCCTCCGTACTGACCAATGTCAGAATTAAAGCTATTACCAAATATATATCCGTTAGCCATTACGCGCTAGGTAGTTGTTTAGGATCTTTAATCTTTATAGTAGACACCTCACTGAATAGCTGCTCAATGTCCTTTTCGGTCAAAATTCCACTGTCTTCTGCTCCATCTTTCTTAGCTTCGGCAGAAGCCTTTTGGAATAATGCCAATAGTTTCATTAGAACCTCATCGTTCTTGAGGCTAGAATCCATGAACCCTTTAAGTAGTGGGACGATGACGATAGCATCACCAGGAGTCTCGATCATATCAGCAAGACGCATGATCTCTTGCTTAATAGTGGAGTCCTGGTTCTTGTGCTTGTTGTATACTTCTTCGACTAGATCAGCAATAGTTTTGCCTTTGAATATCTCTTTTTCTAGTTCCATGACTTTTAGAATAAATATTAATAGTCATGATTTTCTAGGTAGTTGTCTAGGATAGTCTTGTAGATGACTTTTAACTTCTTGATTACTTTGGTGATCGTATTGGATTGGCAGTCGGTCATCTCTTTTACGTAGATAAACACCGCTTTCTTGTTAAAGATGTCTATATTTTCTCTTTTCTTGAAGATCTCCAGGATTGCATCAGCGACCTTCATCTCCTCAGTTTTCTCGAAAAGGTCTAGAAGGTTGTCGTCTACATGTTTGATAAAAAGCTCGACTATATCTAGCTTATCTAGCTCTGGTTCTGGCTCTTTAACTATGATGGAATTGACTAATGAATCATCGTCACTTTGATCACCAATATCAGCCTTTGATACCAACTTCTTGTAATTCTTTTGGTTATAGATGATCAAATACCTTTTGGCAATAGTTCCAAAGTACGAATAGGCCTTACCTTTAGATTGATCATAAAGGTCTAATTTCTGCAAGAGAAAAGAGATCACTTCATACTTTAGATCTTCTATATTATCTACTTCTGTATAGTAGAACTTAAATGTATGAATGATGTTCTCTACAAGCTTATAAAAGCCGTAGTGAATCCTTTCGTTGTAGATTTTATTTCTTTTGGCTTGACTAGGTGTGTTTCTATATTCAAGAATAGCCTCTTCAGTTTCAATGGTAAAGTAGTTATTCTTGGTTTTAGGTTTACGCTTTCTTGGCTCACCTTTCTTGGTCAAAAGAACTTCTTCTTCTTGGCCTAAAATGTCTGTCATATTATTCTTCTATGTAGTCGTTAATAGCGGCTTGCATTTGTTTAACATTCTCCATAAGGCTCAAAAATTCCGGGTCTGATTGAACCCATAGTTTTGAATCGATCAAGTTAGCACAGTTATTGATCTCTTTCATGCACCCTTGAACTCCTTGAATAAAGAATTGTTGTTTGACAACTAGGTCTTCTAGCTTTTTGTTTTTGCTGTACAGGTTCCAAATAACCCAACCTAGTATGGTTAGAACCCAAAGTGAGATTGATAAAATGGTAATAAACATATTATAATATTTTATGATTCGACACGGCTTGCCATCATATCAGCATGGTGTAGAATATGGACTAAATTACATTTCAATTCTGTATCTTTATTATACGACATGAAATATGGTTTGTTTCCTTCTTCATATAGGCCATCATGAAGCTTGATAGCAAGGTATTCATTTTCTGTAACTGGTATTCCTTTTTCTTGTAAATAGAACAAACTACGGTCTGATATTCTCATGTGAGTAACTTTAGGATTATACTTGTAAAGTGCTCCTTGTTTCTCAATATGCCACTGTGAATCGTTCTGAATATAAACAGGCTGATCAACAGTTCCTAATTTACCAAGGTCATGATTGATAGCTGAGAATACTAACTCTTCATCTGTATATGTTTTCTTCTGACCAAACTTATCCCATACTTTCTGGTAGACTAAACTAGCTTCAACTACACGGATAGCATGGTCTAAGTATCCACCAGGAAAACAATTGTGATGATCTAACTTAGTAGAAGCTGGAGCCATTACTAATAGATCTTCAATTGATTTGTAGAAGTCTGTAAGCTGGTCTTTACGGTCAGTGATATGAGTATTGATTAGTTTATAAAACTTATTCAGATTCTCCATCATTTGTTCAGGCGATAACTTATTCATAACTTATTTTTTTTTGATTAACCTTCATTTTCACTATTGATCAGTGTTTCGATCTCTAAAAGTTTAGCTTTCATTCTTTCAATGTGAGCTCTAAGTTCATCAATAGATCTCCCAGTTGATAAAAGGGCATCTTGCCCGTTAAGAAAATTATTCAGTTCGAATATCTTCTTTTGTATTAGTTGTTTGTATTTCATTTTGTTAATTTATAATTTAATTATGTAATCTACTAATTGATCTGTCGAGTACACAGAATAGCCTGCTACCCCATCCATCAATTTGTACTTTTTTCCAACCATTTCATAGTCTTGAGTAAAATGCACTATTTCTGTTATCTTTCCATTGATATCTAGTACAATCGCCATTGGATATTCATTACACCCAGATAATTCTTCAGTATAGTCACAAATTTTATTGTCTCCATCACAAGAGACATACTCAAATTTGCTACAGTAAAAGTTTAACTTATTTTTGAGGGCATTACATCTAATGCATCCTTCCAAAACCAACAATTTTACTTTAGGCATAATTTGTAACTTCTTCTAAAAATTCGTTATCTAGTTCTTGCATTAAATCTATCCAAAACAATTTTTCATCATCTTTAAACGTATCAAAGTGTAAAGATAAATAGATATATAATGCTTCTAGTTGTTCTTCTGTTATTTTTTCTTCTATCATAAAATGATTTTATTATATAGGGTATTGCCTATATATAAAGTGAAGTTTGACGTCGTTTTTTGTCTTAGTTTATATTTAAAAGCCCTAGCGGACTATGACCGTCGGATTTACCGATATTCTTTTAAACTTTCACTTTCGACTATCTTTCTATACCTGAAGCATATCTTAGTCTTAGCTCCTGGTAGCCGTTCTTGGCTATTTGATCTAACTCTCACTCATGGAATCTCACCAAGCTATGGAGTAGAGTCAACTAGACCCGGCGTTAGTTACAACCAATATACAACAAATATTTGAAACGGAAAAATTTTTTTATAAATATTTTTTTTTCTCGTTTTTTTGTGTTATATTAGCTAGATGGACAAAGAATTACTCGTTTTAGGTCTTCTGGAGACAGTATTAGGTAAAGGAAAGGGTTCAAAGACTACTATGGACTACGCTTTCTATTGCCCTATATGTAAACACCATAACCCTAAACTTATAATCAATATCAAGACTGGCCAATATAACTGTTGGACTTGTCACCCGGCTACAAAAGGTAAAACACCAGTGTCACTCTTTAAAAAGATCGATGCACCAACAGAGAAGACACTTGAGATGAAAACCTATTTTCAAGGAGACAATACCAAGATTGATACCACGAAGTCTAATAAAGTAACCCTACCAGAAGAATTTATCTCTTTATCTAACCCAGATAAGTCACTAGAAGCAAGACACGCTTTAGCTTATTTGAAGAAAAGACAGATCAGTCTACAAGACATACAAAAATACAACATCGGCTATTGTAAGACTGGAAGATACAGAAATAAGATTGTGGTTCCTTCTTATAATAGTGATGGGAACATCAACTACTTCATAGCAAGATCATTTGAGAAAGATCCATTTCAGAAAATAGACGCACCAAGTTGTAATAAAACAGAATTGATAGGGCTTGAGTACTTCGTTAATTGGTCTGTTCCAGTTATACTATGTGAAGGAATCTTTGATGCGATTGCAATTAAACGTAACGCAATCCCATTATTTGGAAAGACTATTCCTAAGTCACTCATGATGAAATTAGTAGAATCTGAAGTAAAAACAGTATATTTAGCATTAGACAAAGACGCTTTAAAAGAAGCTCTTAATTATTCACAAACTCTTCTCGATCATGGGAAAGAGGTATATTTAATCGAGTTAGAAGGAAAAGATCCATCGGATCTAGGCTTTGAATACATGACTAAACTGCTACACAAAGCAAAGCCACTTTCATTTGCAGACCTTCTACTCAAGAAAATTCAATTAATATGATTGAACAGTCAAAGAACGTTTACAAGGATAAATTCTTGAAACGTATTGTTGAAACTGATCCTGATCTTAGACAAATCACACTTCACGACTCTAGATACTATCAAAGGTCTCCTGGTGTTTTTTATCCTTCTGTCACTACAATCTTAGGCTATTTCCCTAAAGGTTCTTTCTTTGAAACATGGTTGAAAGACATGGGACATAATGCTGATATTGTTATGAGGCGTGCTGGTGATGAAGGAACACAAGTACATGAAGCCGTAGAAAAGTTTCTTCGTGGTGAAGAGATTCGTTGGATTGAGTCTGATGGTAGAGTTAACTATCATACACATGTATGGAAGATGATCTTGTCTTTTGTTGACTTCTGGACCACCTATAAACCAACACTACTACTATCTGAAGAGTTTATGTATAGTGATACTCATAAGTACTCTGGAACATTAGATCTACTTGTAGAGTTAAACGGTCAGAAGTGGATCTTAGATATTAAAACGTCTAACAATATTCACGAGAGCTACTATCTACAGATGTCTGCTTACACAAAGGCTTATGAAGAGAGATACCTTCAGACAGTAGACCGTAATGGTATTATCTGGCTTAAGTCTAGCAAAAGAGGGCCTGATAAGACTGGGAAGAAAATGCAAGGTGCAGGCTGGGAGATCATGGAAGGTAAAAAGACCTTAGACGAATACTTCCAAATGTTCTTGCACACTTACGAAACTTACAAGATTATGCACCCAGAGACTGACATTGAACTCTTAACCCTTCCTAATACGGTTAAGTTAGGGTCGTAAATATTTATAGTAGTATGATTAAGCTACTAGACTTATTAAATGAGGTGAAAGGCCAGAAGAAGGCAATTATTATGGCTGGTGGGGCTGGAGTTGGTAAATCTACTTTTGTTAAACAGATTAGACCAGACCTAGTAAAAAATGGCTGGGTAGAGTTAAATGCAGATAAATATGTAGAAGACCCAGAGTCTGACATGTTTAATAATCTTGCCAAAGCTTCTAGTAAGATTGACAAAATAGACCTTCCTGAGACGGTAAAAAGTGGCAAGAACTTCTTGTACGACACTACTGCTTCAAATGTAGATAGAATCTTGTCGATTAAAGATAGTGGCTACGATATCATGATGGTCATGGTATATTCTAACCCGATCGTTAGTTTTCTTCGTAACTTTAAAAGAGAGAGGAAAGTACCAACTGTCGGTGTTCTAAGTAGCTGGAACAATATCTACAAGAACATTGAGACGTATAAGAAAGCGTTTGGTGACAAGTTCTTTCTAGTACAGACTACAATGTCTGATGAAGAGAAGAAGATGGTTGGTGAGTTTGAAAAGGCTTTCAAGCAAGACAAGCTGAAAGAGTTCTTTGAGAGTCTGTTATCATCTGGTGAGTTCAAATCAACATTCAGAAAAGATCCTACTAAACAGAAAAGCCCTGAAGAGATAGCAAAGTCTAAAGCACTAGTAGACAAGCAGATAGACATACTTTCTGGGCAGTTTGATAAAATTGAGAAGCAGGTTGAGAGCTTAAAAGTACAAGACATGAGCCAAGCTGTTTCAAAAGCAAAATCGTTTATTTCCAAATGATCAATATAGACCATATCGGTAGACAAATAGCAGAAGACATTTTAAGAGAAGCGTCTTCAGATGTTGGACCATGCTTTTATCCTGGCAAATTCAAACCACCACATAAAGGTCACTTCGAAGCTGCCAAATACTTAGCATCTAAACCTTATATCAACAGAGTCTATGTTGTTATTTCAAATGTAACTAAATTTGGTATAACACCACAAGACTCTCTTTATATATGGACAGAGTATTTGAAAGCAGAACCTAACCCTAAGATCAAGGTAACTATTTCAAAAGAGTCTACACCTATCAAAGACATTTTCTCTTTTCTAGACGCTAACCGTGAAGTTGATCCTGTCTATGTAGCAGGAGGGGCTGAAGAAGTAGAAGGCCTAGGCTATTTTGATGCAATACAGAAAAGATTCCCTGATCGTGTAAGAAAAGAAGTAATACCTGACCAGTTCGGTAGAATATCTGCAACTCAGATGCGTGCGGCTGTTAAGCAAGGCAACATAAAAGAGTTCGAGAAGTTTATTCCAGATGCAGCTTATAACAAAGGAGTTACCAAAGATGTATTTGGAAGGTTATTAAAGATAATGAAATGACAAACCAGCAAAGACAAGAAATAGTATTAGACTTTGTTGAGTTTGCCAAAAATAAGCTTGACATTAAACAGCTCCCTAAAATTCAGTTTGTAAATGACAGAAAATGGGCTGTTAAACGCCATAGTTTTGGTCAATACAATAGTCAAGATAAAGCGTTACAAGTTTATATAGGTAATAGAAACCTTGCTGATGTGCTTAGAACACTAGGCCATGAACTAGTTCACCATAGACAAAACGAACTAGGCATGATCAAACCAGGTTCTGGAGACACTGGCTCTGAGATCGAAAACCAAGCTAATTCTTTAGCTGGTGTTATGATGCGTGATTATGGCCGCGTCAATGATCTTATTTATGAGACAGTTATTCCTTCACTAAAAGAAATATATGAGGCAGAAAAGTCTGGACGTATTCAGATCTATTGTGATATGGACGGTGTGCTATGCGACTTCGACAGTAGGTTTGAACACTACTACGGTGTACCACCTAGAGAGTACGCTAAAGAAAAAGGCCAAAAGGCTATGGAAGAAGCTGTAGATAGAGTAGGTGTAGTTTATTGGTCAAAGATGCCTTGGTTAAAAGGAGGTCGTGAATTGTGGACCAAGATATCTAAGTATAACCCAATCATATTGACAAGCCCAGGTAAATTTATTCACGCTAGAGAAGGTAAGTTAGAGTGGATTAAAGAGAACTTGTCACCTCAGCCAAAAGATATTATGTTCGCTAATACTGGTAAGAAGTTTGAAGCAATCAAAGACAAAACGCCAGAAGAGATTAGAAGGTCTATGTTGATAGACGACTACTATCCAAATCTTGCTCCATGGAAAGAGATTGGTGGTATTGCTATCACGTACAGGTCTTATGATCAAGTAAGCGCGATATTAGATAAGTTTAGACTACAAGAGATAGCTTATCCTTTTTCTGAGTACGATACTACATATGATGAAGAGGATAATAGTTTAATAGACGTTGAATATACTTTTAAAAATGAAAAAAATACGTATAAAGTTATATTCAGCTCAAAAGAAAGAGCTAGAGAGTTCGAAGTATCATTTGGAATAGATGCAGGAGACTTTAACAAGATAGATACATTTCAGATGACAGGTGAAGGTGACGCTAGAAATATCCTTCAGACAATAGCTAAGATAATTAATGAGTTCTATTACCAATATGAAGAAGAAATAGATAATATTATAATTAAAGGAACAGACGAAAAACGTAGCAGAGTATATAAGCAGTTCATTCCTAAATACCTTAATCCAGAGGTATTAGCAAAAACTGAAATAATATAGTAGCAAAAAGTTAAGTTATATGGTACCTAATGAGTCAACACTCAAGAAAGAGTTTTCGAAACGCGATGTTCAAAGAATGCGAAACCTAATCACTGGTAAATCTGGTGATAGAACCCAAGTCCAAGCAGGCTGGGAAAAACAAACACAAGATCATAAAGAAGGTGATGTTTGGGAAGAAGATGGAAAGAAGTGGACCATCAAGAATGGCATCAAGCAGTCTATTACTAAGCTAGACAAACTTAAGCATTTAGCAATACTACCTATTTCTTGCCCTTGTTGTAGTAAACCTATGAAGGTAGACGATCTTAACAAGAAGATGTTTTCTATTCACCAAATGTGTTTTGACTGTGTGGTTAAAATGGAGGACAAGTTAAAAGCTGAAGGTAAGTTTGAAGACTACCAGAAAAACATTCTCAATTCTAATAAGAATGCTAGCCTAGAAGACTTTGAAAGGGCTTTGGACTCATGGCTTGAAGAAAAAGATACCTTTGTTTCTGAGCAAGGTGATATTGAATCTTGGTCTGGTGGAGACAAACAGGCCATACATGAAGAGCTCAAGAAGAGGATCCAAGAATGGAAGAAGCAAGATATTTATTAGTAAATCTTAAAAGTATATGCCAGCCGTATCTAAACAGCAGCAAAAGTTAATGGGTATTGTTCGTGCTTTACAAACCGGGGCTATGAAGCCAGGTAAAGCTTCTAAACAAGCTCAAGCAATGGCAAAGTCAATGAAGCCATCAGATGTAGAAAAGTTTGCTGCAACTAAACATAAAGGTCTTCCTAAGAAGGTTAAGAAAGAAGAAATGACGCTAGAGGTTCCTAAAATGTATATGGTACGTAAGCCAATGGAAGGTCTTACTGCTGATAAGATGGTATATGAGATCAATCCTTTAGAAGGAATCCAGCCTCTTAATATTGACATGAACGATGTTCATACTGTACACGCTAGTGCAGAAGATGCTCAACAAATTGCGGCTGAAGCATATCAAAAGTATTGTGATGAAGCAATTGCTCTAGAAGAGAAGAAAGACGCTACTTCTGGTAAAATCAAGAAGGCAATCGATCAGCTTGAAAAGAAGCGTAAAGAGCATTTAACTCTAGCTAAAGATGATCCTAAGAGTGCTTCTAAACATAAAGAGCATATCGCTAAGATCGCTACACAGATCGATGATCTAATGACTAAATTAGAGAGAATCGAGAAGAGTAAGAAAGAGATTAAGAAAGCTGAAGACAAAAAAGATAAATAATGGATCAAGTAGGACTATTCATAGGCACGTTAATGCAGTCTCGTAACCAAGCTCACATCTACCATTTACAGGTACAAGGTTCTGGTGCATTTGCTGCGCATAAAGCACTTCAAGAGTATTATGAAGGAATTGTTCCTCTATTAGATACAATTGCTGAAGGTATTCAAGGCCGTTATGGTATCATAACAGGCTACAAGATGGCTGATACTATTCGTGAAGACAACAATGCTAGAATGTACTTTGATGGTTTAGCTAAGTTTGTTGAGACTATCAGAAAGCAAATCCCACAAGATTCTTATATACAGAACCAAGTTGATACTGTAGTTGAGCTAATTGAATCAACTAAGTATAAGCTTAAATTCCTACAATAATGAAGCAACAATTGAACGAAGTAAAAAGAATGCAGCAATTAGCTGGTATTCAAATTAATGAAGTAGACGGAAACTCTGCTACTTATCGTTCCATAGGTAAAGACTTAATCTCAGCTATGGAAAATATGGGATATGAACATGTAATGTTGCCTGAAGGTGAATACCAATCTGATTGGGCTAGCGCTCATTCACTTTTTGAATTTGATAAACCAATAGGTGAAGAAAGATCAACTAGAGTATTTGTTTACCCAGCTGAAAATTCAAGAACAACCCCACCTAATTCTCGTCAAGCGGATTTTTCTTCTATTTTTATTGAAATGTATATTAGAATAGATACTGAAAGAGAAGAAAAAAAATTGTTTGGGTTAAGAAAAGCAAAAGTGAAAGACTATGAAATGGAAAAAGTATTTGATAGAGTTAAATTAGATTTGACCAAATACAATAATAAAGATGCAGTTAGTACAATAACTGACTTTGTTAAGAAAGGCGATAGCATAGCTAATAAAAAAACTAAGTAATGAAACAACAATTGACAGAAGTAAAAAGAATTCAGGAACTAGCTGGAATTAAAACAGAAGCTGAAATAACACTTCCTAGTGAATTAGGTATATACATCAGCCCTAAAACAGGGAAATACGATATTTTCTATAATGAAGAAACAAATGAGCTACCTTTTTATGAAGTTGTTAAAGCTGGAAATTTAATAAAAAGCTTTGTAGCTCAACTTCCTGATGGTGAGATAGTAGGAGGTGATGTTAATGTTGTAGGAATAGATGGATTAGACATACAATGTGAATTTACAACCTCATTATCTAGAGAAGAAGTACAAGCTATAAAAGATAGACGATGAAACAACCTTCAATTGACCAAATTAAAAAGGGTATTGAAGTTGAGATGGAGCATACTGACGACAAACGTGTCGCTTTAAAGATAGCTTTAGATCACCTTAAAGAAGATCCTAAATACTACGATAAACTAACTAAAGCTGGTTTAGAAGAGAAAGAGCCAAATAGCCCAGCGTATAAAGGGCCAGAAGGCTATGATGATGGATGTGATTGCTACAGAACAGAAAATAAACTGCAACTCCATGAGACAGCTAACAAACTTCTAATCTCTGAAGGATTAGCTTATCATTTAGACAATAAGATTGATCTTAACGAGTCTATTTATCGACCACAATCTACAAATTTTCTAGCCTTATTTGAAGAGGCAAGATCATTATACGAATCAGGCAAGCTTCAACTATCTGAACAAGATGAGTGGTATTTTCAGAACACTGACCTAGGTACTACTGGTATCTACAATGGTGTGAAAGTACCTCTAGACTTTCCTATGACTGTTGACTTCTTACTAGAAGTTAAATCAAAGGCAAAGAAGAAGCAGCCAGCATTAAATAAACCTAAGCGCGGTGGTTCTAAGAAGTTTTACGTTTATGTACGTAAACCTGGTGGTGGCATCAAGAAGGTATCTTTTGGTGATACATCTGGCCTTTCTGCCAAGATCAACAACCCAGAAGCTAGGAGAAGTTTTGCAGCTAGACATAAATGTTCTCAAGCTAAAGACAAGACAACTCCAAAATACTGGTCTTGCCGCTTACCAAGATACGCCAAGTTGTTAGGTTTAAAATCTAACTTCTCAGGATTCTGGTAATAGTATGCTCAACTACAATATAGAAGGGTTTAAGTGTCTAGTAAAGCAGTCTTACTTTACAAAAGACCAAAAAGACGACAAGATCTTCCACAACTGCTATGCATTTGGAGTACAGTCTGTTGACTCTAAGATATTGACCTTTCATATCATGACCGATTATGGCATGTTAAGGTCGAGGGTTCCTCTGTCTGAGATATATATCAAACCTCCTGTAAAAGACCTACCATACCATTTCAAACAGCTTTGGGATTGTTTTGGGCCAGATGCCGCTATTATCAAATACGACTTCTTGAAAGATAAGAAGTGCAAAGTGGCCTTAAGAGATAAGACTTTTGTTTGGGCTACTTATATGTTTACAATTGACTGGCAAAACAACACTTATTCTAATGAGCCTTCTGATTATAAATGTGGTCATGTTTTAGTAGCAGACGACGGCTATTTATTATGTCAGCCTAATAATAGACTATTCTGGAAAGATTCCAACTGGGTAACAAAGGACTTTCCTATCGACGTAAAAAAGATTAAAGTGGACACAGAGCTGTTAAATGTTGAATCTATCTCTGATAGGTGGGTAACAGAAGACTCTGATTCATACTACTATGATATCAATGAAACCTTACCAGGAAATAAAAGCTGAGCATAACACTGTTACAAGAGTGTTTGATGAGTCAATTGATCCTATTGAATTAATGTGGCATCGTGACCAAGAAGACCGTCTTGTTGAGGCTATTGAGCCTACTGACTGGATGATGCAACTAGACAATGAGCTACCTACTTTAATCGACAAGCCGATATTTATTCCTAGATATAATTGGCATCGTGTCATTAAAGGAACTGGCACTTTAACAGTTAAAATAACTAAATATTGAAAGATGGACACTAAAAAGTTAATGACTGCACTAAAAGATATCAAAAGTCTTGCTTTGAATGCAGCTAAAAGATATGCTGACGAAGGGGAAAAATATGTTAATTTATCAGGAGGAGAAAAAGGAGTGAAGGGACCAGAAATGCCTTTACAAGAAGGATTAAAAGATCAAATATTCTCTATAGCTCAAAAAATTGTAGGACCATCTGTATTTGGAACTATTTTAAGCGGTGCGACATCAATAGCTGGATATCTTCAGTATCTAGATGCTAAATTTAATCAGTGGTATTATAGTGTTGTTTTACAAAAATCAAAAGAAGAGGTTATGAATGTAATGCAAAATTTTTATGGAGCACAAGCTGATGAAGGATCTATTTGGGGTAAAATTGGATTATATGCATTTTTTGTATTCTTTGTAATTTCTTTACTTTCTATAGTAGTTGCTAGAAAAACTCAGTCTAAACAAATAGTATCGCCACTTGTGCGTACAAAAAAAGGTTTGGCAATAAGAACGAAGATAAAAGATAAAGAAACTAAAAGAATGCAAGAATTAGCTGGATTATCAAAATAACCAAACTTTGATCAAACTTATAGACATATTAAAAGAGTCTGTTAATCTTCAAGAGGCTTGTTGGGACGGTTACGAGCAGCAAGGAATGAAGAAAAAAGGCGACAAAATGGTTCCTAACTGTGTTAGAGTCAGTGAAGCCAAGAAGAAAAAAGGTAAAATCAACCCTGCATATTTGACCAAGGACGCTGCAGCGATGAAGCGTGAGATTGACAGAGTAAAGAAATTGAAGTCAGACGATCCATCTGCTTATGGCAAGTGGGATGCTGATTATGCTGATAAAGGAAAGACTAAGAAGTACAAGACTAAGAAAAGCGCTGCTACTTCTGCCTACGAAAAGAGGTTTGGTAAGAAGAATGAGGATATTGATCCTACTTCTATTCCTGAACCACAAACAAAATTGACTGGTCAAGACCCTGAAACTGGAAAAGTTAGTTGGGATGTTACTTACGATGTAACCCCTCAAGAGCTACATAATAGACTAGATAGCATAATTAAGTTCTTAGAAAGAGCTAAAGGTAAGCCTGAGTATCAAGATGTTTATAAAGCGCTTGTCCTTCTCAGAAGAAAGGCTTTTGGATTAAAGAAAAAAGTGTAAACTATGAACTTAGATCTAGAGATATTAAAACAGATACTTATATTAGAGTATAGTTCAGAGGTTGAAAAGGCATTGTCTAATAAGGCAAAAGCAACTGGTATATCTAAGTCTGTACTCAAAAGTGTTTATGCTAAAGGTTTAGCTGCTTGGAAAACCGGTCACCGCCCTGGAGTTGGTCAACATCAATGGGGTATGGGCCGAGTAAACTCGTTTGTGACTGGAAAAGGTGGAGCAAGAAAAGTAGACAAGAAGTTATGGAAGAGAGCAAAAAAGTCAAAGAAGAAAAAATGAGACTAATCGATATACTAGTTGAAATAGCTGAAGAGAGGCTAAAGTTTCACCACTCGAATGCGCCTGATGCAAAAGGCAAGTTCAAAAAGTTGTCGGTAGAAAAGTTAGCCAATTGGTTGATCAGAACTAGAAAAGGTAACATGAGTAAAATAACAGGCTCATTAAACCAGCAAGCTAACTTCAATCGTAAAGATGATCCAGCCTACGCTAGAAAAATGGATAGGACTAGAGAAATAGTAAAAAGAAAACTAGACAAAAAGAAAAAGAAATGATAAACATCACTGAACTTAAGAAGAGACTACTTTCTGAAGCACAAGAATTAAGCCCAAAGCAAAAAAAGATTGCTGGAGCTGCTGAGCCAAAAGACAAAATCACTGGTGCAGACTTTGCAGCACTTCGTGCTAAAAAAGGCATGAAAGAAGACCATGAAGTATCAATGGCACATAATAGCCTTGAATCAATCATCAAGAGTGCTATGGAGCTTAAAGCTAAGTTAGGAAGTGATGAGCGTAATATCCCAGGCTGGATTCAAGATCATATTACTAATGCTGAGAATTATATCGATCAAGCAGCTCAAGGTTTTCATGAACTATCTCCAGAAGATCAAGGTGAAGCTGATTATGATGAGCTTCCAAATGGTACTGAAGAAGAGCCAGTAGATGATATGCACAATATGAGTTTAGCAGGTCTTATGGAAGATATGATTGACGAGAAAAAGAAGCCATCAGCAGGTCTAACTAAAAAGCAAAAGTCAGCTATTTCAAAGAAAGCAAAAGCTGGAAAAGATATTGGAAAGAAAGGCAAAGGCTTTGAGAAGATTGCTAAAGCCGCTGCTGAAAAATATGGTTCAAAAGAAAGAGGACAAAAAGTAGCCGCCGCCGCAATGTGGAAAAGCGCTGCTAAAAAAGCAAAATAAGAATGCCTGTGTCTAAGCACGACATATTAAAGACGATACTACTACAAGAGCTAGATAGAATGGAGCCTGAAACTTCTACGTTTGAGGACGATCCTATGCAGTTTATATTGAGAAAGTATGCTGGACTCAAGAAGACCTTAGAGTACTTGATGACTCCTTCATTTGAAGAGTATATCACTGGTATATATGTAGTAGCACCTAAGCCAACAACATTTAAAATTGTTCTTCATAATGGACAATTCTTCTTTTTACAGTTCATGGGAAAAGCTTATGAAGCAACTGTACAAGGCAAGAAATACTATTTGATGGCAATAGGTGAAAAAGAACGTTGCATGGTTGCTATCTCTAGACTACTTAGATTCGGTAACCCACTTAAAACACAAGGTCCAGAAGGCGCAGAAAAATCAACTCGTGATAAAGAAGGACCAGATACAGAAGCAGGGCCAACACCACCAGCAGAAACACCAGCAGCAGGTGGAGAAGAGGAATTGACAGAAACTAGAATATTAGAAAGTATTCTTAATAGTACTATTGTAAAAGAGGCTGATACTAAAAGAGCATCTAATTTTGAACTTGCTTTAGTTGTAGCTTGGTATGATGTATTTAAACCTCAAGATGATGAGGATAAATACGTTGAAGGAGAATTAACTCCTGAAATTGTGAAGACTGTTAAAGCTGACAAGCAAATGTATGAAGGCGCACTTAAAACTATAAACCAATATAAGAGTAACTTTAAAGGAAATTCTGCATATAAACTTCAAAGAGATTATAATACTACTAACTTCTGGAAAAGCTTTGGAGCTATAGATAATACTCCTAAAACAGATGTTATGCTAGGATCTGCTAGGGTATCTGTTAAAGCAGGTAATGCACAATTATTATCAGCAGGTAAAAATGAATCTGAAGCTACTTTAGCGGCAGCCATAAAAAATGTATCTGGCATTGAAAAGTCTCCTTTGTATCAAGAATTAAAAGATACTATCAGTCAATTTGTTCAAGTTGGATATACTAAAAAAGGAACAGTTGGTGGAGCTCTTAAAAAAGGCAGTGACGCAGATATTAACAAGGCAGAAGCACTTCATAAAAAAGCAATGGATCTTTTAAAGAAACTATTTGCTTCAAACAAAGCTTTTAAAATAGCTTTCACAAAAGAAGCTATGTCTGGTCGTGAGAAGTTTGGAGCTAATTCCCCAGCATGCGCAGAATATGTTTTATCTACAAGTTCAAACTTTACAAATCCTCAATTACATAAAATAGACAATAGCTATTCTGACAAAGTAGGAGATCAAGTTAGAATTCAAGTAAGGTTTAAAAGTACAAGTGAAAAACTAAAAGGAGAAAAGACTGGCCGCTATAGATACTGGACAGCACTATCAGGTATTCTAGATCCATCTAAGATAAAAGAAGAGGA